CTCCGTCTTAGTGTCAGCTATCGCCAACTGACACTGAACTCTCCTGTGGGGACGACCCACCGTGAACCTACTGAAAACCAAATGAGGTTGTCGTGCCGTTTAGCTCGGCCCTCAAGAGGAATCTCCACATCACACTTCAGTCGTTTCGACGGCCCAATGAAGAACCCCTGAGGGTCCTTCGGACGGACGTCAACTGGATCTGAAGGTGGAGGCGCAGCCAGCGCTCGTAGTAAATTCGAACTCAATGTCTCTAGAGACGTGACCTCCCGGTCATCGTGCACAGCGGTCGTTCGTGACCGTCGCATTGAGTTGGCGTACAGGGCATCATCAAACGCGGGAAGCGTCAGATGATGCTCGCGGAGAACGCGGCAACGAACACCGCGATTCGGGCATGACTTTTCGAACGGGAATTGACTGTAAGGGACCAGCCAAGCGTCGTCACCTTCCACTCCAAACGGCAGTGAAAGATGAGCCGTATGAGACTGAGAACGCCGCAACGCCTGCCACGCCGGTTTAAAGGCTGTGTCGAGGTAACGTCGCTCGCCAGCTCTAAAGGCAAGACGAAGAATCCGGTTTCCAAAACGTATCGCTTCCCAATCATGCTCTAATTCCTCCTTCTGGTAGGCAGGGGTTACTTCGACACCATTGAAGTAATGCTTACCGCAGCTTTCAAAGAACAGGCCCTCAACGTGTGTTTTATCCACGTTGGTTTTAAAGCCTGCAAAATCCAGCACTTGGATCAGCTGTGGCACCACCGTTTTCGAAACGATGATGTCATCCCCATATACCGAGACTGTACTTCCGTTCGCATCCTGATCAGTGATTGACTGGGCCAAGGCCCAAAAGATCAGTGTTTCCAGCTCGAAAGTAAAACCATTCCCCATTGAGGAGAACTTCGAGTACCGGATGCGTGTCCCGTCAGGCTTTTGACCATAAGGAGAACGCAGGTCGTCCAGGAAGGACGCCCATTCGAACGGTAGGAGCTCGTAAACGAGCTCCAAAGCTACGGTATCAGACGCCATCGACAAGTCGACGGTCGCTAAACCCAATACGTGCGCCATCCCGGCGAAACGCTGGTTTCTAGTTTGATCGTCCAAATCGATACCGTACCGCTTCAGACGCCTACGTATATACTTCCCGACTCCCTTCTGGAAGAAGCCGTTCATACGAGGTTCGACCGCTATCATGCGGTCCGTCTTGGCGGATTTGGGAACCGTGTCAATCCTATTGTAGTCCACAACCTCAAACACATTCTCCAGGAGGCAGAACGGTCCTTCGGCATAGGTCCCTAGGATTGCTCCCGACCAGTAACGGTCGAGCTCGATGTAGCTCCTTGCTAAAGGGAGCATCTTCCGAGTAACGGTTATAGGGAGTTCGACAGTTTTAGCGTCCACAAACGCTACCGCTCTTGGTAACTCGAGCGTAGCGCCAGGACCCCACTCACAGAGATGTTCGAACACGAACGTACTAAAGTCGCCTAAGACTCGAGAGATTTTCCGCTGCGCTGCATGAAACACAGACGCAACGTACGGATCAAGTTGACCCGTAGCTCGCATAGTCTTGAGGCGGCCGTTTGTAGCCGCGCACATCTGTTCAGCGATGTCGAATCGCCTATAGGCTTCGGCCTCCGTGTCGATCCCAGTCTTCAAACCCTTCCATTTCGAAAGGAGCTCTACACAACTGTAATCTTTATGGAACCGATCTTTGTCGCCTTCTCTGTAGCCCATTGGATCTAGAGGCATGGACGCCAGTTCCGCTTGCGCGTACTTGAAGCGGAGCCATGCACCCAATGAGACTGGCGAATCAACCGTCTTGCACAGGGCGAAGTATACCTCGCCCATTACGCGCTGAGAAGCGTCGTGCATGATTACCCTTTCTGAAAAGATTTTGGGTAAAGTGAATCCGCGGCCCTTGCAGGCAGCGGCTACTGACTGGCGTCAGTAGTAGTTGAGCAGAGACTCCACCAGAGAGATGATGTTCGCATCCGTGAGGATGTTCGAAGCGTACTTGCGCAGGTCCTTGCGGTCCTGCAACAGAGCGCACTCCGGGAACATGAACTCGGTGTTGGCTCGTGCCACGTAGGCCACAGTGGCCGGTGGCGTCAACCCGGCATCGTTGGTCCCAAGCGTTTCAAGCTTGGGAGTGTGGATGCCGATCTTCACACGGTTCATTCGTTGGCCCGAGTTCTGGCCCGAGGCGGCACCGGAGGGACGAACCAGCTGGACGCTGATCCGACCGTTACCGATGGTCGCCGAAGCGGACTGATCTTCGAACCACCAGACCCCATTGAGGTCCGGGCCGAGGGG